TAACGGTTATCTCTGTTGGTGCCGTAGCTTTAACTGTAATCTCCGTTGGGGAGGTTACGGTTGTGGAACCAGAGGATGTGTTTATAGTTATAGACATTAATAAGTGATGCTAACATCTTTAATAAAATTAAAACTCCCATACAGTATAGTTTTTTCTGTGTCGGCACCTCCTGTTTGTGTGGCAGGGTCTACATATTGAATATCATACATATAGCCAGGTATAAGTTGTTGCGCACCGCCCTGCATGTCATCCGCGCTAAGGGAAAACTTAACTTTTCCCGTTGCTGCCGTGGAGGCTACGTAAGAAGCGTCGCTTGTATCCGCGGTGGTGGTGGAAGCGGTATCCGTAAGGGTAACAGTTATTGTCTGTGATTGTACTTCAAAAGCTGGATGTCCAATCGCCGCAAAGGTTTGAGTGGTGGAGTTGATGGTGTTTACTTTTTGAATCAACATCTTAAAACTATACGTATTCGTTCCGTCAGTTGCGGATCCAAATAAATTTATAGGTATACCACTTGAATCCTTTAGCGTTAATTCTAACTCAAAAGAATCGCCAAGTCGTGTAGTTATATCCAGTCTTTTTGCTGTATCGAAATTTATCCTTGCCATATTAAATCATTTGTTGTTGACCCTCAGGTTGTTGGTCCATTTGTTTCATAGCCATCTGCTGGTCTCCCTGGGCTACCTGACGCTCATCTTTTCTGTCTTCTTTGAGTACATCTAGTTTCTCTTTGAACTCCTGATCGTCTTCTTTAAATCCTAAGGTAGCCTGAGCACGTATAGTTTCTATCTCTTTGTTAAACTCATGCTTCATCTGAGTTAACTGCATCTCTAACTGAGCTTTAAGCTGTATCTCCTGTGTGTCTATTTGAGCCTGAACCTGAAGCTCCTGCATCCTAGACTCAGAAGCCTGCTGCGTAGCCTGGGCCGCTTGTTGCGCCTGCTGCTCAGAATTTTGTTGAGCCATCTGTTGTTGCTCGGTCATCCTTTTCTTCCTACGTATAATAAGAAGTCTCTCGGCCTGGTTAACGTCCTTTAATGCCCTAACAGACATAGCATCCTCTAGATCTATCTGCTGTTGCTGCAGAGCCATCTGTATATTCTGCTCTAGGAATTGCCTATCCTCATCCTCCATCTCCTTAACTACCTGAACCCCAAAGTTATACATGGAAAGGTCCTTGAAGGAAGAAAGAACGTTCATATTCTCTTCCCCGATAGCGTTGGTGTACACTTTGTATAGCACCGACTCGATAGGGATTATCTGCAAACACTTAACTACATCCTGACATACACGCTTAAAGAGCATCATAGATGCATTCGTTATATCATATATAGCATTATTCCCTGCTGCAATAGCTTGCTGCTGAACCCCTACAAGTGCATCACCTTTAGGTGACGAGGCATCCATAGCTTCATTTATCCCCGTAGTATCTCTAATGAGCTGCATATAATGGTTGTATAAACCAACAAGCTCGTTTATATTCCTTATGGTATTACCTATCTCACGCACTGGTGGATTTTGGAAACCGCCTTCTGGGTTCTTACTTCTGTAGTAAAACACACCCGTCTGCTCGTATATATCGTGCAGCTCCAGCGGCTGTAACTCCCCGCCCTTTCCTAATTGTACATTTTCTAACCCTTCGATATCTATAATCAGCCCGTCTGGTTTAGCTTTAGCTATCGACTGCTGAATCTTTAAATGAGTTAGCTGGAGCATATCGGCAAACCCTGTACAGCTCTCAACCATAGACTTAGGCATCATACGCCTCATATTCGTTGCCGATATAGAGTAAGAGAGTTTAGCTTCAGATATATCGTGTACGTTTTTAGGTACATTTTTTTGACGCCCATAACCAAACACGTGGTCTGTATCTAATATATAGCTACCCCCATAAACGATAGCCATTTCCATCTTATGTGGGGTACGCTCGTATACGCTACCCTTCTTCTCTTTATATTCAAATCCTTTGTAGTAGAAGCCGCTATTTCCGTGTCTACTCTCTTTCTCCTCAAAATACATAGAATCTACAGACACAAACTGAAAGTCTAAAACATCCACCATATATTCATCATACCCATATTGCGTACGCTGCAACCTTTCGTCGTAATGACTCTGACTTAGTTTACCTATATCGTTACCCTGTCTATTCTTAACCTTTTCGGCAATCTTCTTAAACTCTTCCTCGGTAAATTCATCCCCCGCTAATCTTTTTAACTCATGTATAGGCATTCTCTTTACGTCCCCCGCATATACTATATCCTGGAAATTTGGATCCTCCGTATGGCTGTGTACAAAAGATATAGGATCTACGTACTCAAGCTTAATACCTTTATTAGGATCGTTCTTCCTCTTTACCACGGACATACCTAAAGCCACTAAGTCGTTAACAGCTCTTCTATATGTTGTGTCTGAGAAATTGCTCCAGGCTAAGGTCATATTTGTCCCTATCTGTGCAGCTATCTCTGCATCAGTTTTTATGTTTGTATCCATAAATATCTCCGCCTCCTCTAACGTAGAGGGTATCTCCTCAGGGTCCATATCTAAAACAACCCCAGTTTTTTCCTTTAAAGACTGAAGCAGTTCCCTGGCCTCCACCTGCATCTTAATCTTTTCCTTTTTCTTGTTTTTCTCAGACGAAGACAAAGGGTCTACAGATTCTAAATTTGGGTATGGGTCTCTGGAAAGTATCTTATTTACCACCACCTTAACAAACTTAGGTAGGATAGGTACAGGTGTGTAGTCTAGGTTTAGAAGACTACCGTCCCCTTTGTTTGGGGAGAGGGAATTAAGCAGCTGCTTATATATACTTGTGTCTTGGGTGCCGTTAGCATAATCCCTATTTCTCTCAAATATCTTATTCCTTTTACCAAACAACGATGAAGGCTCATTCATCTTCCCCCACTGGGAGTGAATAGCTTTAGCGTATTGAAGTCCATATGAAGTGGACTCTTTTGTTTGTTGATCTGCTAATGGATCGGGGAATCCATTTTTTTTATTTACGTCGTCGTGTCCATACATATTATGCAAATATAGTGAATCATCCGATTACATCATATCTCCTAAAGAACTTCTGTTCAGTGAAGTCTGTTCTAGGTTTAGGCTTAGCTTTTTGTGCTGCTAAAAGGGCTAATCCTGAACTAATCGTTAAGTCAAATTTTGTTCTTTTATCTATTTTAAATCCTATCCAATCCTCCATTGTATCGTTAAGATACATGTTCCCCATCTCTCCAGAATCGTAGTTAATCCCTACATGGTCATGCACGTAAGCTTCTATAGCGTGGGCGTGTGCTTGTATCACATCCTGAGAGTTTGAGGGTATACCTTTGGTCTTTACGTTTGCGGTAGAAGAGGCCCCCTTGAGGTGTTCTGGTCGGTCCATTAAGTAACCATCATAACCCCTTGACTCAAAGTATCTTACTATACCATACTTATTGTTCTCCACTAAGAGTGGGTACCCGTAAAAAAAGGATGCCATCAAGACGTCTTCGTAAAATATCTTAGCCAGATCTGGGCGCGAAGCATACTCCACAACAAACATATTTGAGGGGTTATCTATATGAAATTTGTTATATAGGTGAAGAGCCCCTTTGGACCCTCTTCCATCTAGTGTAGCGTCTAGGTCATAGGAGTCAACTCCCCCACATCCTCTGTCTGCAAATGGTGCAACCTTTTTACCTCTATCGGTTTTTATTACGTTGCGCTGTTCGTTTGGTGGTAGCCAGCTAACCCTAAACCTCCCGTTTACATCGGCACTAAAAACAGCTTCTTTGTCTTTCTCTTTCCATATAAAGTTACCTCTAACTACGGGGTTTGGGAAAAGCTCATCGTTATATTCTATCTGTTGATATATCTTACCTATGTTAAACAAGCTACCCTCGATACTATCTCTAAAGGCTTCGTCCTCCGTAAAAGGGAACTGCCTCGTAACCTCGTTTAGCTCCGAAGGGTCGTGCTTTAGGGATGCTCTTTCATTCTTTAGATAAGTCTTAGAGCCGACAGATATACTCTCCCCGTCTATTCCTTCAACTACATTCTCTGGATCGCTTGTAATAGGTTTACCATATATATCAAAAAACCCCTCTAAGGAATCCTGAGCTGGAATAAACAACCTATACAATCCGCTTACCGTTCTACCGTTTGCGTTTCTTTCTAAAGGGTTTGAATCCTTCCATAGATCCTTGTACTGCCTCCCGCCTTTGTCCATTGGATTTACCGTGCTTCCGACCAGAGCCTTCCCCACGATTCTTCTTCCGACGATCAAACACGTCCTCTGAATCCTCCATGCGTCCTTTATATCTGTAGGTCTTTCCCATTTTCCTGCTTCGTCTAGATACAACAGGTGTAATTTTTCCCCGTCATATGCGTTGTTAGTTGTATTTTTCCAATTTATAACCGTATTCAAAGCCTCTCCAGTCTGGGAGGTTTTATTCTTTTTGGTTATTCTTTTTGATGGCTCTCTAAAAGCCAGTTCCATACGTGGGTTGGTAGTACCGTCCTGTATGGGTTTAAAGAAGAAAGGGTAGTTTCTAAACATATAAACCACCTTCTTCATAAATATGTTTTCCTGTGCGTCCTTTCCCGTCTTCGACTGTATCCCCATAAGTTTATCTTTAACTTGCGTAGCTTCATCCACAAGTACAGCAGAGCATATATTGGTGTAACCAGAACGACGGCACTTAGTATAAAGCTGACCAATACAACGAGGATCAGTCTCGCAAGCAACCATATGTAAAAATATCTCACGTTGAAAGTTTAAAAAGTAAGGGTGTCCAATATCTAGCTTCGTCCATTGGAGCATCATGTAATGCCGCCCCGTAATATATATAGGTTCACCGTCGTTATAAAACCAAAAACCCTCACGCCTACGCCTAAATTCTTCCTCGATATACGGACGAAACCTCGCTCGGAACTCTCTCGGCATTTCTTCCCACTCATCCATAGAACTAATACGAGACAGTTCCTTCGGCAAAGGTATCCTCTCCCACACTTGCAAAGCGTTTGATTTTTTATATCCAAAAATTTCTTTCTTAGGCGGCCTTTTTGGAAGACAAATGAGTAGACTACCGAGTTCAATAATTTCACCTTCCGTACCATTGGGGCAAATTTTAATCGCGGGAGTATCATATTCCTTAACGTCTAATAGTACGGACATTAGTAGCTACTACCATTGCTATTCATTCTCCCCAAGGAGGGAAATCCAGTTTTAGGCGTGGCGGGCTCCATAGGTTGACCACATGGACATTGAGCGGAGCTTACCACTTTACCATCTTTTACTGACATAGTTACCTTGCTGATCTCTTCTTCGTGATCTAAGCAGTTGCATATATACTTTGACATTTTATTTAATTTTTTTACGCTTTGAGCCGCGTAATCTTGATTTCTCTGCTATACCTCTATTCTTAGAGGCTTTCATAACTTTCACCCTATTTCCTTTATGGTGTATATCCATCCCATCCCCTTTCCTTACTAACCCTTTTCTTGTGAGCCTTCTTCTGTTTCTATTTCTGAGTGCACGGTTTTTTTTCTGTGCGCGTGAAGACTGAAACTTGCTATACTCTTTTTTATAATTTCTTTTTGCTAATTTCATTCCTCCACAAAGTTAAGGAAAAGTTTTAGTTGTTCAGCCATAGGTGCGCTCTCTACCTCTGGAGCTTCATAGTCATACTGCCCTGCACCCCAGCTACCCGACCTACGATCATCGTAGTGGTGTATAGAATGGCAATTAGCACACAGCACCTCACATTTCCCTACCTCAGCCTTAACCGTTTTAAATATGTACCCTTTACCTATAAGGGTGGCTACGCTTTTCTTTTTATTAGAAGACTTTCGATGGTGGAGTTGTAAACACCTCTTATCTGTCTCCCCACATACTTCACACCCCATGGCAGATTTATAATTATCTACCCAAGCATATATCTTCTTTTTCCTTACGGCAGTTTTTATAGATACACACTCCCTACAATCGTTCCATCTTTTTACCCCGCAGCCATGAAGATAAAACTCGTCTTCCTCTTTTAGTTTCTTACAGTTGCAGCACCTTTTCATTTTGAGAATCTTTCAGCAAACCCACCAGAATAATCCCGTGCACCGCTTATCTCCCCACTGTCCTTTAG